CGAGGTAGCTGCGTAAAACCTATAACTATTGGAAGTGTTATCCCAAATACCAAAACAACCAACTGAGTCAGCGCCTAACGAGTATTTCCTTGTTGTAAACGATCCGTTATTTTGATTGATGCTAATGCACGGGAGGCTCCCAGCAACCTCTAGCTGCTGACTAAAGCCAGCAGTATTGCTGGGGCTCGTAGTTCCAATCCCCACGTTGCCAGAGAGGTCGATGCGGAGGCGTTCGGTGTTGTTTGTGTAGAAACGAGTATTGGTTGCTTCTGTGCTTTGAATATAGAGATCCGTATCGTGGTATATCCAAGTTTTTGCAGTTGTGCCGTCTTGACTTAGTAAAGTAAGAGCGCCACTTCTGTCGGCGTAACTACCAGAATTGCCTTTAAGTACAAAACCTGGAACTCCAGCACCAGCACTATATGTTGATGGACTTGCCTCGTTTATTCCAACATTCCCACTGCTATCAACAAACAACCGCCCCGTGCCATTAGTTGAGATGGCTACTTGGTCCGCGCCAGGGGAGTAGATGCCAGTGTTGGTGTCGCCGGTGAAAGTAACGGTTGGGGCGCCAGCAGTGCCAAGTGCGTGGCTAACGATGCCGGTTGTCGCAATCGTCTGGCTACCAAAGTCCGGGCTGATCTTGGTGCCAGCGATGGCGGCAGAAGCGTTGATGTCTCCGTTGACGATGGTGCCATCAAGGATCATCGTGCTGGTCACGGTGCCGGTGTCACCAGTCGTGACCACCGTGCCAGTGGTATCCGGCAGCGTGATGGTGCGGTCAGCAGTTGGGTCGGTGACCGCAATCGTGGTTTCAAAAGCGTCGGCGGTGGCGCCCTCAAAACTCAGGCTGCCGGTGGTGCCGATCTCCAGGTTGCCGGTAACAGTGCCGCCGGATTTGGGCAGAGCAGCATTGGCGAGGTCGTAGGCCGACTTGACTGCCGTGCTCGAAGCAATAGTGGTGGAGCTGGTGGTGCTGGTGCTATCGCTGACTTTGGACTGCAGACCAGCGGGAGTTACAGCGCGGTCGGTGTCAGTACCAGTCTGAGTTTCGGCGCTGGTGGCAAGTTCCAGCAGACCCTGAACGGTGGTGCTGCCGATGGGGGTGGCGTTGACAAAGGCGCTGCCGTTCCAGATCTTGACGCCGACGGGGGTCAGACTGGTGTCAAGCCAGATCTCGCCAACGCTGTTGCCGGCACTGCCGCCGGCTGCCGGGCTGGCGTTAGGTGCAGTCGTGCCAACGTGAACCGGGCCGACTTTGATGATGGTGGCACCAGTGCTGTCCTTGAAGAACAGGCCGGGGCTGGTGGTATTGGTGTTAAGGGCAATCTGGCCGTCGGCAATCGAAGTCGTCGGGCGCTTATTTGCAGTGCCGCTGCGAAGAGACTTATGCGTCGAGGCCATTCCCTTAACTCCGGTAGGACGGGATTACTGGAGCAGTCTAGTATTCGCCGTCGTCAAGTACCACGTCGTAGGTCTCAAAAACGTGCGTGAAGTCGCGCCAAGCGGTGTAGTAGTTGGCGTTTTGCAGTTTTACCAGGACGTCGCCGGGTTGCCCGCCGATGGGGACGTTCTCGGCGCTATAGACAAAATTTTCTGTGCGGTATGACATCAGAAGGTGCCATCGTCAACCACACCGATTGTCATTTCACCCGTGCTGTTATTAACCAGCACTTCGGCAGATTCGAGTACCACGCCGATTTGCGAGGTGGTGGCGATTTGAGTGCGGCCCCACAGCAAGACAAGTGCGTCTCGGACGTCCGTCACACCGGTCATGTCCGGGGTGAAGTAGGTGCCGTCCGACAGAATGTCGTAGTCGTTGAAGGTGCCAGTAGCACCAGAGACCACAGCAATCTTGGTCCAGTTGGCTGTGGTGCCTTGGCTGAGAACCCAGTCGCCGACTGCAAGTGATGCAATAGGAGCCGGCGTGGTGCCGGTGCCGGCCACCGTTGTAATCAGGTAAATACCGTTGTTTTGGGGGTTTGGTGCGCCAAGCGCTTGGCCCACAGTCAGGCCGGCTTCGGTGCCGTACTGGTTGAGGGTGGCAACGGTGTTGGTACTGGCGTTGTACGTGCCACCGAAACGAATGTTGAGTTGGGTGGGGCTTCCGTAGCCGACAAGCAGCCAATAACCGTTGGGTGTGGGGCTAACTGTGCCGACCCAGATGTAGGCCGAGCGGTCGGAGGGGTTAATCCACCACTGACCAGCAAATTCAGGTGTTGGAGCACTTTCGCTGACTTGGGCGATGCCGTAGTCAGCCAACTGGGCAGCAGTAACGCTGTTGTTAGCGAGGAACGCACTAGTGAAAGTGCCAGTCGTAATCTTGCTGGCGTCAAGATTGGGAATATCGGTTGCGGCCAAGATGTCGCCGGTGACGATGTGACCCTGGGCGTCAATCGAAACCTTGGTGTAGATGCCGGCAGTGGTGGCGTTGCTGTGGTTGAGGACACCACCAGCGGTTACGGTTAGACCAGTGCCTGGTTGAATTGCGCCGGTTGCACCAGCAGTGGCGACTGGTAGATCGGCAGGAACCAGTGCGCGGAATGTTGGGGTTGCGCTCGAACCGGTGGTCGGACCGGCAAAAATGCGGTTGGCTGCTTGGGTATCAAGGCCGGTGGTGATTGTGGCAACGCCAGCTGCACTGACCGATGCGCTGAACGTAAGCGGGGTGGAATCGGAAAAGACAAAGCTCTGGACGCCGGCTTGTTGGATCCACGCGGTTCCATCCCAGGCGTAGGCCAGTCCGGTGTTGGTGTTAAACCACTGTTGACCTACAAAAGCGCCGCTGCCGCTGGGCGTGTTGCCGGAGATGATGGTGCTGGAGTCAGCGGCCAATTTTGCAGCTGTCACAGCCGCCGCATTGATTTTGGCGGTGGTGACGGCGCTGCTGGCGATCTTGGTGGCCGTAACGGCGTCAGTGGCGATGGTGGTGGCGAACGAGCCAGTGCCCGAGCCGGTGACATCGCCGGTCAGTGTGATCGTTTGGTCGCCGGTGTTGGTGCCGGAAGTGGTGCCGGAATGGGTGCCGCTGAACGTGCCAGATTGAGTGGCGAGGGTGCCAAGGCCGAGGGTGGTGCGGGCGGTGGCGGCGTCGGCGTCGTCAATCAGGCTGCGGCCAAAGCTGGTCAGGCTTGTGGTCGCGTAGGTGTCGCTGGCCGTGGTGTAAACGGTTTGGTCGGCGCTGGTGGTCAGCCCGGAAATGCTTTGCAGGCCGGCGTCGTATGCCTGGACGTCGGTGCCGATCGCCACGCCAAGATTGGTGCGGGCGGTGGCGGCGTCAGATGCGCCAGTGCCGCCGTCGGCAACGGCGAGGTCGGTGATGCCGGTGATCGTACCGCCGGTGATCGTGCCGCCAGTTATTGCAACGGTGCTGGCATCTTGGGTGGCGATCGTGCCAAGACCCAGCGTGGTGCGTTGGGCGGCGGCGTCCGCGTCGTCAAGCAGAGCGCGGCCGGCTGCAGTCAGCGAAATTTCTTCAACAACACCCGCACCAGCACTGCTACGACCCAGCAGTTTGTCGGTGGCGCTGACGTTTTGGATCTTGGCGTAGGTGACGGCGCTGTTATCCAGTGCCGTGGTGCCGAGCTTGGTGACGCTGGCTTGGTTGAGTTTTGCCAGGTCGATGCTGGAGCTGTCGGCGAGGGTTGCGCCAGCTTCAAACAGGTCTTTAGCGGTGACTTTTTTGGTCTCGCTAGCCGAAATATCAACGATGGGCAGAACGTCCGTGGCTGCGACGTCTACCTCGTTCAGTTGGGTCAGCTGTGTAATTCGCTGGTCGGCCACGCACCCGCTCCAGGTCTGGGAAGTCTGTTGCTAGTTTAGTCGGTTACTTCTGTCAGCAAGAAGTCGAGGTTTTGCTGCAGGCGGATCCGGTCGGTGTCTTCCTTAAGGATGTAGCCCGACGGTTCGCCAATCAGCAGGCGGATGTCGCCGGTGGTCACAAAGTCGATGACGCAGTTGATGGTTTGGTCACTGCGGACTTCAATGCCGGTTTTGGTCACCATGGCATCAAACTCGTAGTAAATGTCGCTTGATTTTGTGTACACAGAATCTTCTACAAGCTGCAAAGCACAAGAAAATTCGCTGCCGATGTCTGTGCGGTTAATCAGCTGGAGCATCAACAGAGAATTTTCCGTCAGTCCACTGTTTTCGGTATTAAACAAACAGTCGATTGATCCACTGCCGGAAATAAGCCCGGCGGAGTACATTTGCCGGAAGCGGTCGGACATTGTGGTGGTGTCCATTGCTTCGCGGTCGGTATTAAACGTGTAGCCGGTCACGTCACCCAAGACGCGCTCCACGGAACCGTAAATTTTTACGTCTACTGGTAAAGCAGCACCAGTGAAAGATTCGAGTGGGTATTCGTTTGAACGGTCGTTGTTGATGGCTTCGCTAAAAGTTTCAAATAGGCGGACACCGCCGATGGCGTTGACGTTTGCGTAGGCCACGACCATTTTTTGCGTTGCGCCACCGCCGTCGGGCCATGTGGACGTCGGTAAAAAGTCGAGGCCGCGGGCGTCTTCGGTGCTGATGATCAGTTGGTCACCAGTCAGCAGGTTTTCAACTGAGCCCTCCAGGCCAAAACGGTTGAGGATAGTGTTGACGTCTGCGGGACTAATTGTTGATGTAAAACTGCCCGGAGATTTACGGCGCAGTTTGATTTTGCCGTAATGCCCTAGGAAGTAGGTCATGCGTCAACGGTCTCACGGAACGGTCCGTCAACCGTAAATTGAAGCGCCACCGAAGACAGTTCGCCGGTGCTGACCTGCAGCGATGCGTTGGTGATATAAGCGTTAAAAGCGATGTCGTCCTTGATGTCGTTGCCGCTTCCGGCAGTTTGGCCCACGCGCAGGACCATGCCGACGCGATCACTTTCGGTGACGCCCGTGGTGGACGTCTTCATGATCTTGTTCAGGAACTGGTCGAATTGCGTGCCAGGTTCGGTGCTAACGGTGCCTTCGCGGCGGTAATACAGCAGCGTGGCGCTGCCGGAAGCGCTGCTGGATCCAGGTGTGTAACTTTTAACGGCGGTGTCGACGGTGGTGGTTTCCAGCAGTTCGACGGTGGTTTCCAGGCTCCAATCGCGGAGTTTGAGGGCTTGCTCGGAAGCGGCGGGCGTTACATCGCCAGTGCCGGTGCTGGTCAGGTACAGAGCCCCGGTGCGTCCGGTGTAAAAGGCCATTGCGGCAATCCCGTTTTCTTATGCCACTTTAGCGGCGGATGGTAAACAGATTATCGCTGAAGTCGGCAATAAGGGATTGACCGTCAGTGGTGCAGGGATAGATGGTTGCCCGAACAGTAATCTCGCCTTCCTCGTCCATCTGCACTTCGCTGACTCGGAATATGCGGCGGGTGGTGGTTTCCACGCCAAGCACAAACAGGAAGTTTTCGTAGTTGGCTAGCTGGGGCGCTACGCCGTTGGTGACGGTTACTGTGTTGACGTCGAGCAGGCCACGGTCACTGCGGTACAGGCGGAAGTTATAGGTGCCCGACAGCAAGCCGTTGTCCAGTGGAATGTTAAGTGCTCCACCAACGCCGATTGTGCCGGTGCGGATGGCGTCCCAGCTGTTTTGGCCGATGTCGACGTAGACAAAAGCACCGGGTGAGATCGGATCGAGGGTCGGATACGTCTTAAATTCGATGGCTTGGCGGACGTAGCGGCGCAGGTTGCAGATCAGTTTTCCAAACAAAATGGCCTGTTCCGGATTAGTTACATACAAGGACAGGTCAAATGTTTGGCGAATTGCATCCACTTCTAAAGTGTCCGCAAGCTGGACTTCTAAAGACTTTTTCTTGGAGAAAACTGCGTCTTCTGGAATGTCGGTATAAATGACAGTGGCGATAATATCTTGGACGTTGGATCCGAAGTCCATGTACTCCTCTTTGTAGGAGTCTTCGATGATGTTGCCTTGGTTGAAGATGGCGCTTACGTTGATTGTGCGGACGATTTGACCGGTGTTGGGGTCGAAGGGCACGGCGGGCACCAAGGTTTCGCGACCCCCAATACGGGCAAACTCCAGCAAATTAAATGGGGCCACTTCAACCCAGAACTCGCGCCAGCTGCGGGGACTGGCAATCATGCAGTCCATGAACAAGTTGTTGGCCTGGCAAAAACGCTTGGTTAGCGCCAGCTGGCGCAAATCAATCGCGTTGACTTCGGCGTAGTTGCCAATGCCGTCGTCACTGTCGATGACGGTATCCAGGAAAATGTCGGGCGCCAGGCTGCTTGCGCCGTCGGGAGTAGAGGGGTAGTAGACGTAACCGTCGTCGCCCCAGGCCGTGCCGAACTCGTCAGTGCCGCTGGTGCGGATTCTGCGGACGCGGCGACCTTGGGTAGCAAAAACGCTAAATGAACGTAGGTCTTGGATTGTTTTGCCCGAGTAGGCGTTGAAGCCGTACAAGGCCAAGTTGTTGTACAGCTGGCGGGTTACACCGCCGTTTACGCTTGTGTAATCGGAGAACGGTTGGATAATTTGTTCGGTAGCTGCAGTAAGAGTTATTTCCGGTCCTGCGTCAAAAGAGAACTGGAGTTGAGTATCGGAGTCATAGTTAAACAAGTCCCACTCGTTCAGGTCTGCGGGATTGTTGTTTTGAGGCGGAAAGTTGCGATTCGTACCAAGAAGGGATAATCCTGTAAATTGAACCGACGGCACTGTGGTGTTGCCGCTGTTTAGTCTGTATGTATCGAGTGTGTAAGTAACGGGGTTTCCGGTGTTTTCGAGGTAAAAATAGTTTGCAGATGCATCGCGTTCGGCAAGGGGATCGCTAATCGGTTCCAGCTCAAATGCCCATTGCGTTGCGGTTGCTGGGTCGGTTAGGCCGCTATTGAACTTGATGTAAACGTAGTTTTCGTTGTCGGCGGCGCGACTGATTGCAAATACGCCGGGAACAGTGGAATACTGAGTCTGGCCTACTTCTTTGTAACGCAGTTTGAACAGTGATACGCGAGGTTTGATGCCGTTGTCACTGGCTGGATAGCCGCCGCGCCTGCCGCTGCCGTACTCCATTTGGCGGCCACTAATGCGCTTGTAGACAACAGCTTTAAGCGCCAGGTCAACAATGTGGCATTGGGACACTGTTTCGTAGCTAGCTGTTGCGATGCGTACTAGCGCTTTGGTGTAGAAAACATCGTCTACGGCACCGGATAAATTAAGAACAATACTATCCAGATATTCATAGCGACGAAGCAAAGCTATTTCGTCTGCTGTTAGTGTTCTGCTTATGACATAACCGTTAAATGATTGTGCTGTATATGTAACTGTCCGTTGGCACCATGCCCTATAACCACGGGTAACATTTGAACCAGAACTTTGGAATGTCCAGCCTGGTGGACAAAGTGTCGTACCTCTGTTGCCGGAAGTGTTGGCGTTGGTTGTTTCGGTGCGCGTGGCTCGGTAAGAGCTATACGAGGCAACTCGTATTTCACCGGAGTCGGCTAGTTGCGCGGCTGTAGTAATATCTGGTCTTTGATCTTCGTTAAGCAGCGCCAAAGCGCCGGGGCGTAGCCGGTCATATTCAGCTCGCTCTTCTTCGGATACCGTGGGCGTTGTAGAGGCTGGATCGAGGCTTGTGTAGGAAGCGGATGGTACTCTGCCAGCTCTAATGCACCTAAGGGCGATTGTTGCATCTGTAGTTTCAATATCAGGATTTACAAGGTTTGTAACTTTGAATAATGCTGTACCCAGTTTAAAAATACTTGCGACATCAAACGTGCTGACAATACTGCGGCGGGCATCCTCTGCTTCCTGACCTGGTGCAAGTGCTGCTCCAGAGGTTCTGGTGATGCGAACTGTAAGTGTGGTATTCAGAGGGATAGATATGCCCGAGCCGGTTACCCATGGCGTCATTTCTGCGTAGACACCTAGGTTGACGCTTTCTTTGTCGCCGGTGGAATTACGCAGATATAGCAATATGTTTAGAGGTACAACCCCGTAAATGCCGCAAGTATTGGAGGTTGTTGGTGAGTACGCTTGGCTGAAACCGTCGACGCGGACATTGGCTGCTGTCGTCTGGATGCGATAAGGATTATCAGTCAGCTGGCCGTAACTGGTGGGGTCTGATGTCGATTGGCTATTCAGTTCATTACTTTGGGCGAGGAAGCCCGTAGCCCCAGGATTGAAATACATCCAGAGGTTGTTGGTTATCAGGTCGCGGATGGGAGTTTGACCGAAGGCACTTTTTTCTGGGTCGATTGCTGTGATGGCGCCACCGGCAAGCAGCAGTAACATCTGAATAAATTGACTGGAGCCGTAACTGCGGACGGCGGACCACAGCAAAGCACTAGTAATGCGAACGCCGCCGTTGGGATTTGCGCCAGTGCTCGTGCCGCGATTTGCGTATACGAGGTTTACCGGTTCCCCGTAGGTGGCCAGTTCTTGAACGCTGTTAAAACCGAAGCGCGGTGAAAAGCGTTCGTCGCGTGTTTGCTGCTGACCGCCTCCTTCTTGTTTCTGGATTCCAGGTAATTCAGGAACCTGGGGTTGAGGGGTTAATAGTGCTGAGACAACTTGAGCAATGATGCCAACGATTGCCAAAACGATTGCAACTTCTGCGCCCGTTGCTGTCGGTTTACCTGCAAAATTAGGTTTTGCACATAATGCAACAAACTCCAAATATTCATCCTTGCTGATGTCAAGAATGTCAATTAGCTCGTGCTCAAATGGAAGGAGTTTGCGTGTCATCGTTCCATCCAGTAATAGTGACCTATACCTTTGGGGATAGGGCTGCGGACTACGTTTTTACTTGGAGCAATATATAGGAAGGCGTCATCTAGGACTGTGGCTAAAGCCAAGCCGACGTTGGCCGGCAAAAGGGCCACTGCGCCAGGTGTGGGTTGGGCGAGGCGACGACCGTTTTCGTTTAGCCAGCGAATAATTAGCCGGTAACGAAATGTGACCTCTGTGTAATTCTCGTACACCCAATCAAATTGGGCGCGATAGTCGCCGAAACCCAAGCGTTCGTGAACTTCACATGCCAACTGGAAGCAGTCGGTTTTGCCGGATCCGTCTCGGGGTGAGTGGCCCCAGGCGTATTGCAAACCGATGAGATCGTTCACTGGAGGGATACGTTGGCGCTGACGGGAAGGGGGCCGACCAGCTGGCGCGTGAGTACGCGGGCCGGAAAGTTGGAAACCACGCTGTCGATGGCTGAGCGGTAGCGCAGCTCAATAGTAGTCTCGCTGATACTGGCGCCAATGCCAACTAGATACTCGACTTGGGTGGCACCGTTTACGGCAATTTCGTTGTTGCTCGTCAGCCACACGGTGGAAAGCACCAGGCGTCCCAGGCGGTTGCCGTTGCCGGCGTCCAACAAACGGATGGCAAAATCTACGTTGGGGAACAGCACCTGCACAAGGGTGTTGTCGCCCGTGTTGTTGGAAACGGTACCTTCGGCGCGAAAAGGGGCAAACTCGTAGCGCTGGCTTAGGTAGCTGTAACTTTCGTTTACAAAATAGTTTTGGTAGCGGTGGGTGGTGCCGTCGGTTGTAGTCAGATTGAAAAATTGGGCGATGCGGACGTCAATAGCCATCACGCGTCATCCGTAGTCGTGTTGCGGATTTCTCCAAGCAGCGTGATGGTAACGGTGTAAATGCCGGGGCGTACAGACTGGACTTGGGGCGGTTTTTCGTACTCCCAGCGCAAATTACCGCGGTCAGCCGTGTAGCTGGTGACTTCGGCGGTCAGCGCAGAACTCATGCCGGCGGTCACGTTGTCGGATAAGCGGAAACGGCTGTTGCTGGCAGTTTGAGAATGATAATGATTCAAAAAGGCGTCAACGGTTGCGTCGGGGATATTTCCGTATTCCAGTTCCAGTTGGGCGCCGTAGGGGCTGTTGCCGAAGGTACGGCGGACCGTGACTCCAGACAGCGTGCGGAATGTTTTTTGGGGGTAGACGCCGGGTGTATAGCGGCGTGCGGTAGGTGTAAAGGAGGGGAAGTTAGCCATTAGAAGCCGACCCTTTTACGTGTGGAGGGTGACTGCTGGAGTCTGTCCAGCGTCATGGACATGCCACGCTGGGCGCCGTCGCGGGCGGCTTGGCGGCGGGTTTGAGCCATCGCAGCCTCCAGTTGATCGCGGCTGACGTATTCCACCCCGTTGATCGTGCTGGTCTCAAAGCTCATGTTAAGGACAGGACCGCCGCTGGAACCAGGGGCTGCGCCCATCGAGGCACGCAGGTCGCTGTTGGACATTACGCCGCCGCTGGTGCCAGGCACAAACAGCTCGGGGCCGCGCTCGCCAACGAGGTAAGGGGTGGAGGCTCTAACTGAACCGCCGTCTGCCCTGAATTGGGGGGCACCTGCTGCATATGCAAAAGCATTTGTTTCTCCCCCGGTTGCTGCACCACCAGCAAAAGGCGATGTCCCACCGCCGCCACCGCCGCCACCCATGCCTGCAAATATGCGGGCGATGCCGATGGCGATATAAGTAGCAATCATCGTTTGGGCTTGCTGGAGCAGTGCAGCACCTATGGCCTGCAAAAAGTCAGCGAATACTTGCTCCGCAGTCTTGGTGCCGCGCACCATCTCCGAAACACCGAACGTTACGGCGTTGGCTATTTCGCCGCTGACGCTTTGGATAAGTTGCCCGTACGTAGTAAAAAACTGTTGCAGCTTGAGCTGTTTTTGCTCCAGTTGGTCGAGCAGCATCAGCTCTTCTTTTACCAGAGCCAGTTTGCTTTGCTGCGCTTCTAGATCTAAAGTTTTTGCTGCAAGAGCTTCTTCGTTAAAAGCGCCTGAATTTACCTCGGCGGTAAGGCGGTTTATTTCCTGAAGAATTGGCAGTTCTGTTTCGTAAGCCCTAGTACGTTGCTCCAGTAGCATTTCTTGCTCTGCCACAGCGTTTTCGGGCATTGTAAAGCCAGCTATGCCCAATTCAACTTGACGTTGTTGTTGACGGATTGGATCTACAGCACCTTGTGTATCTTCGCGCCGAGCTTGTGCAGCAAGTGTTTTCTGTAACGCAAGCCTATTAGTTTCTATTTGCAAACGCGCTTTTTCGGTATCGTACTGAAAGTTTAAATTTTTCAAACGACGATCGTATAGATCGTTTACTTCTTTTACGGTGCCTGTTTTTTGGGCTTCTACAAGAGCTTGTTGTTTTTCAATACCTAAAATTAAGTAATCGAGATACCTCCGCTCGTTCAGGTCGCCAAGTTGTTCTTTTATTGCTGCACCTGGACCTTGATACAGTTCGATATTTTCATAGAGAAGATTGTACGAGTCTTTTTCGGCGGCATAAAGACTGCTAGCAGCAGTCATCCGAGCTTTGGCCGCGGCTTCTTCTACCTGACGTGCTTCTTCTGCGCGGCGCTTACGTTCTTGCTGAGCATTATTTTCCAGTGTGAATAGCTCTTTTGTGAGCTCTAGTTCAATGCCTTTTAACTTAAGGTTATATTCTTGATCGGTTATTAGTTTCTGTTTTAGTTGTCCTTCTAGGCTAACGGCTTCATTTACATACTGTTGAAGAGCAATTTGCCTTTCTAGTTGTAGTTTTTGCTCTACTGAAGCATCGGCAGTCAATCGCGCTAGAGAGGCCTGCTTTTCGAGCAGGTTATTTTGACCAGAAAGATCCTGTATGCGGGTTTGAGCCTCTTTACTTAAAGTGTCAGCCGGAACATTACCTTCGACCATTCCATAAATATCAGGTTGCTGTAGACCTGCGCCTGTAGGAAAATTATCAGCTATAAATTGAGCTAGACGTACGGATTGTGCGTATAGTTTTGTAAGCCAGGTCTGCAGATTTTTGCCCCACTCATTGGTGGCCTCACCTGCTTTTTGGAAGGCTTCAGCATTTTCTACTCCAATAGCAGCCGCAAGAGCCTTAAAAGATTCCTCGGCAGCTGCACTTACTTGACCTGAACGTGCCAAATTACCAATCAATGTTTTTGTCTCTTTATCAATTCCTCCCAGTGAAGCCTCCAGCACTTGGCTAGCGTCACCAGTATCTTTTAGTGCTTTAGAAAAATCCTTTGTAGATTGCGTTGCAGTATCAAATGCCTGACCGATAGCTGTTCCAACCAAGGAGAGACCAAAACCGAACTGGCCTCCCATCATGCCACCGGCAAAACCTCCGGCACCGCCTCCTATAGCTGCACCTAAACCTTGGCCAAATAACAGCGGAAACGCACCACCAATAATTGCGTTTGATACTGCTTCTTTACGCCTTCCTTTTATTTCAGTACGTTGTTGCAGGCGGTCGTCAAAGTCTTTAAGTGCAGCATTATCAGCTTTCCTTTGCGCTCTAGCTACAGTCTCTATTTTATCAAGTTCTGCGTTAAGTTCTGCTTGAATAAAATCAAGTTCTGTATTATTAGCTTGTATATCAAAATTTCGTTTAATACGAAACACCTCTTCTGCATAAGTTTGCTCAGCTGCGGCTACATTACGTACTCTATTTATAGTGCTTTGTTCGATACTGCGTTGTGCAGACGGACCTTCACCAGGGGCAGCACCTTGAGGATATGCAACTCCTGAAATTGAGGTTCGTTGAACCTCTGGCACAGCTTGACGACGCTGCTCTGCAGCTACAGCTAGACGTGCGCGAGCGGCAATACTCAGTAATTCTTCTTGCTTACGTACAATAGAAGCTGTCTCTGCGTCTTCTTGCGCCAGCAATCTATTTATGCGTTGCTGAGCTGCCGCTTGATTATTTTTAGCGGTAACTAAATCTCTTACCGCTTTTAACTCTTCTGCGGAACCCGCAGCAGCCTTTAGTATGTTTTTCGTTGCTTGTTGAAGTTGTTTATTGTATGTAAGTAAATTTTGTACGTTAAATCCTGCGCTTACTTGTTTTTTATTAAAAATATCAACCGCCGTACTGACTTGGTTAAGTGACTTTTGCAGTGCCCCAATTTGACCTATACCTTTTACGCCGATTTCAATATCAGCTCTGTAGGCGGCCACGGCGCTGCGTCACACTCTGGTACTTCAGTTTACGCCGTAAAAAGCCGCCGGGGCTAGCGGCGGCGTCGGGCTTTGTCGATCTCCTTCTGCTGGTCCTCGTTGAGGATGCTGAAGTAGGCGCTCCAGCCGATCAGCTCTTCGGCGGTCATGGTGGTGCTGACTTCGGAAAGGGTTTTGCCTAGCTCTTTGGCGACTCCGAATTGGAGCATGAGCCAGTTGTCTTTCCGAAGTTCGGCACTCAGGATTTTGGGTCGATGGGCTCCGCGTCGTCGGTCAGGATCGCCAGCATCAGAGCTTGCAGGTCCTTGTCCTTGACTTCGTTCTTGAGCACGTCGATCTCGCCGGTGCTAAACAACTTGGCGCCATTTTCGTCGAGAGCCTTGGCGATCAGCAGTTGGAGGGCGAAGGCGTTGGCGTCGTCGGACTTGGCTTGTTTTTGGGCGCGTTCGCGCTCGGCCATCGTCAGGGGCGCCACCCACATTTCAAATTTGGTGCCATCGGAAAGTTCGACGATCTTTTTGATGGGCTCCAGGTTGGCGGCCTTGCGGAGGCGGTCAATGGCACGCAATGAGCTGGGAGCAGGCATAAAAATCCTGATGGTCTCGGATTAGTGTAGCGGAGTAGAGACAAAAAACCCCGGCGGTGAGGCCGGGGTTCGGGTTTCGTCCGTTTTGCAGACTATCAGGCGGAAGTGCTGAAGTCGAAGGTCGGGGTGGCAGCCGGGCGGAAGTTCACCGTCACGGACTGGGCGTCGTCAGGGTTGACGTTCATGCTGGCCGAGGTCAGCGTGGCGTCGAAGCTGATCGAGCGGCTGAGGCTTTCGCTCACGTTGCCGCCGCTGTACACGCGGTCGATGTACAGCTTGAAGGCGGCGCCGGTCTGCTGACGCTGGAGCACGTCCTCAATCATCCGGTTGGACATCGAAGCGTTCTCGTTGGTCATGTAGACCGTGGCAGTGCCAGTGCCGTCGCCGAAACCGGCGATGTAGTTACGGAAGGGGACGTACTGACCTTGGGTTTGACCGATGGTGGTGACGTCGATTTCGGCGCGAGTGATCTCAAAGGTCCAGTCGCGGACTTGGCCCACGGCCACGAAATCGGCGTAGGCGACCTGGAACTCGTTGGGGGCAACGGCGGTACCGTCGTCGGTGATGGCGAGAATGGTGCCGCCGGCGCTGGTAGAGACGGTCAGTTCACCGGTGGCAGCGGTGTAGCTGAGCACGTAATAGGTGGTGGCTGCCGAGATAGGAGCAGGCAGGGTGCCGGAACCGGAGCCGCCGGTCTGGCTGTTAATCACGCTGAATTTCACGGGGTCACCTACCTTGAGGTTCAGGTAGGTCTCGACCGTGATGGTGTCGGTGGCGATGTTGACGCCAGACTCACCGAACGAGCCGGTGGTGCCAGCGGGCTTGTAGTAAAGAGCGCCGGACGTGCCGGACAGAACGGTGGTGGCCATTGGCGTACCAGGGGGTTGTTACAGGGCGGGCACTGCCCGGCTTATTACAGGTTAGCGCCTGTAATAGTTTCTTCCTACGACAGCACGGTAGCGACGTAGGAAGTCTCAATTCGCCCCACGAAATGGGGCGCATCTTCAGTAGCTGAAAATGTAGGGCCGTTAATTTCACCAACCTTGAAATAAACGCCGGTTGTGCCCTTTGTGGAATTGTTGAGGGTTTCCAGCACGTTGACTGCGGTGGTTAGCAGGGTTTGGTTGCGGGCGGGACCACGGCCTTTTTCGGTGAAAATGCGAATGATTATTGCTCCGCGGGCGTTGTCGACGCTGGAGGTCAGGGTGGGTTCGTTGGTGATGCCGAAGGTGACGTTGACGCGGACGTATTCGGTGGTTGTGTTGGGTGGGACGGCGGTGATGTTGTCGAAGTAGACCGGCACCGCTGGAACGAGGGCGCCAAACGCTGTCAGTAGCGGATTTTCGACGGCGGCGCGGATGGTTTGGTAGTTCATAACTTCACATTACGGAGGGACTGGTCCATGTACAAGCTGATGGTCTTGTCGATTGCTCCGCCGCGCAAATAGGTGGTGTACCAGTCCAGTGGGGCGGTGCGTCTGTTGGGGCCGGTGGGATTTACAGCTAGATCGCCGCGCAGGCCGCTAACTCGTTGGCCTCTTTCTGCTTTTTTGATCGGTTCGTATCCCGGATAACGGTATGTACTTTCAACTAAATCAAGAGCTACATCTGCGTGAGGGGCCTTGTTTGCAATGTAGTATTTAATTTCTGGTTTGAATTTAAATTCGTCAACCGTAAGAATTGGCGCTTTAAGTCGTTGGGCTTCGCCAGATGCGCCAGTCCCAGTGGATACTTTGCTGGGGGTTGCTATTTCCCAAGAGTTTGAGAATTGGCCGGACCAAGCTGGTCCCTGTTCTTGTAGTTGGAGGACGATGTTTTCGGCGCTGCGTGCCACGCCGATAATGAAGGGGGCAAGAAAGCCGGCTTCGATATTTTTTGCCAAGCGCATAAAGTCGTTGCGGCGGCGTGCCATTACTGGGGCCTCGCTATGACGATGTGCAGGACTGGGGCGTCGCCGCGGTAGGTGTTGACGTTGAGGATTTTGGCCTCGCGGGTAACACCGGCTTGGGTGTACTGGATGCGGTCGGCTTCGGTGGGGTAGTACGTTCCAAGCTCGTTGCTGCCGAAAATAAATTTAACGTCGGTAGCTTGGTACAGACCCTCGGATTCTCGGGGTGTGACGCGGGTGATGACGGCTCTGACCGTAACGTTGGTGTCGGCACCAGTCACATTGCCGGTGGTGGGGTCGTAGGTGCGGGGTGTGGTGGTTTTGATGTACATGATGTCCTGGCCCCAGTCCGCAAGGAGTGAGGTCGGGATTGGGGCAAAAGTATCGTCGATTAGGCCCATGTCACCCTCGGAAGAGGCGGACGGCGTAGTTGGCGGCGCCGCCCATGCAATAGGGGCCTAGATAGGTCTGGAGCCAGGGGTAGACGTCGAAGACGTTGTTGATGACGCCGCTGGTCTGGCTGGATTTGTTGTATTTGACCTTCAGTTCGCCCAGTTCCACTTGGTCGTAGATGCCGGTGGTACCAGTGCTGCCGGTGATGGCGTCGGTGTCGTTGGCGAAGGCGCGTGCCAGCTCGTAGGTGGCGGTTTTGATGCCGTCGGGGATCACGGTGCAGGCGAGATCAACGCCGTCCACCGTGTAGTTATCGCGGGGCCACTTCAGGGCTTGGGTGTCGGTGCAGCGATCGCCGTAGAAGCTGAGCGCGTCGATCCAGCGGGTGGCGGAGATCAGGGCGCGGTTTTTTTGGTCGGTGGTCTTGGTGGTCCAGGTGCTGGAATCAGGCACCGTTTCAAAGTAGGTGTCAGCAGCCGCCAGCGTCACATAGCTGTTGGCCGAAGCTCCACCCACTGTGGCGTCAATGGCGGCGGGCACGGCTCAATACAGTCTTTTCTTGAGTTTAGCTCCAGAAGTAGATCTTCTTGTTTTAGGGGGTGGACTCAAGATGACGGCGTGGTAAACCTTGCCACCGGTCATTTCAATATCAGCTTGGATTTCGGCGTGTTGGTCGTAGGGGACGTCAATAAAGCTGCGGAGGTTATCCTGTAGTACGAAAAGCCGGACTGTACTCATGCCTGCTCGCAAACTTGTGGACGCTGATGCCAGCGTAGAAACAAAGGTGGCTTCTGTTCCATCGGCGGCCCCCGGAAAAACCGTGCGGTCGCTGGAAGTGGTGGCTAACGCTATTCGGGAACGGTTCTCCAGTGGGGAATCTGCTGAGACGATCCTGCAGGATTTGCAGGTGAGTGAGCATGTGTTTAAGGAGCTGCTTACCCAGTCGTACCGTTTGGTGGGGCGGGCTCCAGCGATCTTTGAGTATCAGGAGAGGGTGCGGATTGGGGAGATTGAAGGCTGAGTAGTTTTTGGCAAAAGAAAAGGCCCCCGGTTTGGGGGCCTTTGTTTTGGCGCGTACTGAAGATCAGTAAGCGGTGGTGTCGAACGGGGTGTTGACCAGCAGGCGAGCGATGGGCACTTGCTTGGTGGTGCTGTACACCAGGCTCCAGCTGCTGGTGTTGGCCAGGTTGCCGGAGGTGGAGGCGTTGGTCGGGTTGTCGCCGGCGTCGGCCCACTTGGTGCCAGTGATGTGGTAACCGTAGTGGTAGTCAACGGCCAGGATGTCCTGCATCGACAGGATGTTGCGGTCTGCACCGAGGCGCAGGTCCTGCTGGATGCCCTCGGAAACCACACCCGACTTGAAGAGGTACACGGGGTACTTCTTGGCGTGGGTGGAGGTGCCGCCGGTCAGGGCAGTCAGTTGGTCGTCGATAACGACGCGGAGGCCAGCGAACGTAGCCACTTCAGCAGCGGTAACGCCCACGCCGCCGCCACCCCAGGTGATGGCGCCGCCGGTGGACAGAGCCGAGGTGCTGAAGGTCAGCATCCCGATTTGCTGCAGGTAGTAAGCCACGTTGGAGTGCATGGCGATCGAGTCCAGCTCGTCGCCGCGCTCACCCAGCTTGGCTTTGGTGCCAACGACGTTGGCGACGTTCAGGAAGTTGGCCTCGGTCATGGAACCGGGGACACCAGCGAACGACTTGTCGTTCTGGTTGGGGCCGAGCACGCCAGCGCCGGAGATGCCGCCGAACAGACCCAGCAGTTGGGCTGCCAGGGTGGCGGTCTTCAGCTTGTTGATGGCTGCAGACAGTTGGTTGCGGACGTGGGCCAGGGGGTCGGCGCCAGAGCCGAGTTTGCTGAGGTCGTCGGCCGCATAAGCGAAACCACGGTGCAGAATCGTCATGATCTGCTCGTCGGCAGTGACGTTCTGGGCGGTCAGATAACCCAGGCCACCGTTCCAGCTGGAGGTGGACAGGATTTGGGTTTCGGTCGGGGCGATGGGGTCGAAGAAGGGCACGCGCACGCGGGTGCCGCCAGCACGGGCGTCGAGGGCAGCGTTGCGCTGCACAATGCCGCTCTGGATCCACTTCGATTGCTCGAAGATGCCTTCAGCGGTGTACTGAAGAAATTCAGGACGGGTAACAAGGTTCGAGAGAAAAGTTCCCCCGAAGTTGCTGTTAGAAGCAGACATGGGTTAGCTCCAGTGGAGTCAGGGTTGGGGAGGTGCCCCACAGGGGCTAGAAACCGGCTTCTGTTTTCAACAACCTGGCTTTGTCGGGGTCGCTGGCGAGCATCATCATTTGCTGAGTGACGTTCCAGGCGTCCTTGGACCAGGGGTTGGATTGGCCGGGGAGGGCGGTGGCGCGGGCACTACCCGTGACACCCATACCGGCGCGGTTCGTAGCCGCAAAGTGGTGCTCGTAACCGCTGCCGGGGTTTTTTAAGTTGGCGATATACTCGCCAATCGGAACTTCCACGCCGCCGACATAAGCCACAGGCTGTCCTTCTTTGGCGCGTAAGTTCTCCTGCACCAAACGATACAGCTGATCGGGTGCAAGCGCACCAGCAGAAGAGAGTTGGGCAATGGCGCCAGCGCGGAGTTGCTCTTTTGAGTAACCCTGGCGAATTTGCTCGACTTCCGCTTCTTTTGCCGCCATTTGTTGCTTGAGGTCTGCAACAGTTTGTTGGGCCTCTTCCCAGAGGGTTTTGAACTCGCCGGATTCGGCCAATTTGGCGGTTTTGGCGGATTCTTGCGCTTGGCGCAATTCTTCCAGCTGGGATTGGAGGGATTCGCGGTTTTCGCGGTCCTTGCGGCGCTCGGCGATCAACTCTTGGTTTTTCGCACGAAGTGCTTCGAGTTGGGCGGCCAGATCGGAGCTTTCAGCCACAGGCTGAGGGGCAACAGGCTCCACGGGAGTG